ATTCATTCTTTCAAAAGCTCTATCATGATCTTCTTTAAGAGCACTTAACTTTTCTTCAGTACGAGCTAAAGCTATCATAGCATCGGCTAAAGTATCAAGCTTTGTTTCAATACGATCTAATCTAGTTGACGTTGTATCAGTCATAACTGTACCTATTTATCCTGTTCCAAATTCGTGACCAGCAACGCGTTTCATCTGGCTATTAAATTCTGATTGTGATGGTTTGCTTTTATATAATTTAATAGAGATCTCAGGACGTTCCTTTCCTTTGATTCTCCAATTATAACCCTTATCCTTATGTTCTGGTTTAGTCGTCTTTACGACACGACGTTTATAACCAGCCTCCCAAGTCTCAGATTTCTTTTCCATAAAGGTTCTAAAGCTATACATTACCACTTAACCTTATCTGCCCAGTATGCTGCAGACGTTTTGCCCTTAGCAATATTGCGACCATGCCGAGCCTTAAAAGATGCACGCTTTTTCTTCATGCGATCAGACTCACCCTTTTTAGGATCACCAGCAGTTTCTGCACCTTGTTGACCAAAGCGAATAGTCTTTACCTTGCTACCATCTTTAACTACAACAATGTGTGATTTAGATTGATGACCTGGTGTCCGTTTGGGTTTGCTAAAGCCAGACACTCCAGCCCTTTTGAGAGCTGGATGTTTTTCTTCCACGAAAGCTTTAAACTTAATCATTATTGTCTACCAAATAATTTGTTTTTGTCCATCTTATCCATAGCTTTAGATATACCTTTTACTCTTGCTTTAGCTTTATCAGTATCTCCAGCTGCTCCTTTTGCTGCAGCATCACCAGCGGCTTTACGTACATATTGACCCATCTTATTATTTGAAATTTCGCTAACAGTATCTTCTTTTGCAGGTACCCTTGCTTTACCGGTTAATTTGTCAACAGCGGTAGATGTACCTTTATTGCGATTAATAAAAGTCTTAATACCCCTTTTAGCTTGATTACTTCCAGCTTTAGCAATATCACGATCGGGTGAGCGTGAGTCTGTATATCCACGCTCTGTACTTTTTGCAGCATCTGCTGTACTTACTTGCGCCTTTTTAATATAACGACTTGCCATACCTTTTGAGATCTCATCAACCGTTTCTTCTTTTTTAGCAACGTAACCTCTACCGATTAATTTACGGAATTGTTTAACACCAACTCTATCAGCCATGTCTTGACCTTTTTCACGCTTGCGAATAGTTTCTTTTTCTTTTGAAATGTCAGGATTACCGCGAACAAGTTTAGCTGTTGCAGTATTACGAGCTTTATCACTTTTCATTTTAGCTTTTTTTCTATAGCTATCCAATGCGCCTGGACGATCTAGAACTTCATCTAGCGATTCTGTATAACCTCTATCACCAGGTTTTTTACCGTGGTTCATAACCTTTTTACCAAGAGGTGTCAGGTTACCTTTCTTGTCATACATCTGGTTGACAAGTTTCTTTTCGGCCGCTGTTAACTCTTCAATTTCGACAGCCTCAGTAGTCTCTTCATTAACGTCATCATTATTTTTCATATAATCACGCACTGAATCGATATAATCTGTAGCTTTTGTAATTTTATTCTGTACCCACTCTGGCATGTTCTCATCGTCTGACAATTGATCGTGTAGTTCTTGAGCAGCGTCGATCATTGTCTTAAGTTGAGTCTTAGCCATATCACCTTCTTTATCATACTCTTCAGGATCTTTGGCTTCATTGGCCTTTTTCATCAAATCAGATAGTTTAGCTAGCTTATCTTTATCAGACTTAGTAATCATTTTTTTCTTTTGTACATCAGGATCTAGATCAGGTGAATAGCCTTCACCCATAGCTTTAGCTCTCTTTGGATTAGCATCAGCATCTTTAGCCCACTTAGACTTCCTCATATCTGAGAATTTAATACCTACTTTACCAGGCTTACGGTCCATAGGCTTACCTTTAAATGGACGATCCTTGACAATGTTAACACCGTCACCATCTTTAGCTTCAGACTTTACAACTTCTTTATCGACCGGAACCATACGAATTCTTGGCTTACCGTCTGGACCAATATATTTTTCTGGTTTTCTATCTGCTGATTTAACTGTCATTTACTTGCCTCTTACTTTCGCTGCCAGATCTTTGTCTGCCTTACCCCATGTGCCTGATGATTTAGTCACAAATGAGTTGACTCTTGCCATACCCCACTGCTCAGGAGTCGTACCAGGTCTATGACCGGTCTTCCAAGCAGCAACACCACGATTATATACCTTACGTAGAACACCTAAAGGCATTCCAGTTTTTTCTGCTTTATTCTTTAGAGCTTGTGTATTCTCATTGAATTGCTTAAACTTAATCATGCCTTTGTCTCTCTATTCTTTTTTAGAACATCTTTAAGGCGTGCACGATCCATCATACGATCATGTTTTCTTGCATCAACATTTTTTTCTCTATCAATTCTTGTTTTAGCCATGTCCATAGCGTCTTGCTCACCAAACATTTTTTTAAATTTTAAAGTATGCTTAGATGGTTTAGTCTTAGCTGTTTTATCACCAGCCGCTGGCTTATACGCTTTAGGATCATCATCAGACATTTTAGCTTGCCGTTTGAACTGACGATCTCTTGAAAGTTTTTGAGCTTTACTTAAACCTTTATGGTATGCCTTGGGCTGAGAACCTGGACGATCTGCGATATCCGAATCCTGTGGGTTCTCTGTTTTTTCACGTTGTGCTGATTTAATTGCATCAGGTGTGGGTGCACCTTTTTCACCTTTCTTTCTCATCTTTTCGCCTCTACGACGTTTAGCATGAATATTGGCCCAAAGACCATTACCTTCTTGCTTTTCACCAGGTGTCATTTTTTTAGCATGTTTAGTAGATGCATCAGTGCCCCACTCATATTTGTATTCTTCATTAAGTGATTCTCTTACGACACCGTCTTCACCAGGGTCATCGTAAGGTGCATTATCCCAATTCATTTTGAGATCTTCTTCAACCTTAGAAATATCAGTTAACCAACAACGGTATCTTTCACCCTTTGATTCAACAATAACATAATTAGTACCGAGATGTTGGATATTACCAACAACATCATTTTTCAGTATTACGACCTCATCACCTTCATCGAATAAGCCATCTTTAACATATGCTTCCCGAAGATCAGAAACAGGTTCTAACTGAACGTGATTGTGGAATTGTTTCTGTTCTTTTAGACCCATACCTTTACGAACAGCATTAAATAAGGCTTTCGAATCTTTGTTAGACATTTGCTTTGGAAGACCTTGAGCAAATGAAGTAAAGTCGTTACCAGTTGCTGCACCACGCTGTTTAGTGGCTGATGCACCCTCTGCTCCTTCAGCATCTGGATCTCTTTGACCTGCTGTTGCCACTTTAATCGATTCAAAATTATAAAAGCCGTGACGTGCTTTTTGACCATTATACTTATTAAGCAATGTATCAAACTCACGTAAACGGTCATCGCCAACAATCATAACAACTTTAGTGAAGCCTTCGTTGTATAGAACAACTGCAGCATCCATTGCATTTTTTACTTTTTTATTTAACATTACAGACCGAGCATGTTTTGGAAACATTTTCCTAACAAACTTAACTTTATCTGTATATGATAGAGGATTCTTTTTTGCGTCAGCAGTCTGTGAGAGATAAACACGATATGGATTTTTACCAGCCTTTGAAGCAAGTTTGTCTAGCAACTTACCATGACCAATAGTAGGCGGGTTCATTCTACCAAAGGTAAAATAAACAGCCTTTTCTTCTTCAACGAGAAACTGACTAAATGAATTAATCATTAACCTTGCCTTCTAGCTAACTCTTTTTTACGAATTGTAGGTAACATCTTTTTAGCAAGACGTGCTACTCTGGGCTTCATCTTATCTAAACGCTTTTCAATTTCCATTTTTCTTGCTGGAGTCAATTCGCTTTTAGATATTCCCTTGGTGAGTTTTTTAGCTAGTGCATTCCGTGCTGCCTTTTGAGCTCTCTTTTTTAAACGAGGAGCATCAGCCATCTTAGCAGCCGCTCTTTTACGGCCCATTTTAAGACGAGTGGCATACTTCTTCATTTGACGTGCACGTGCACGCCTTTGAGCCATACCCAAAGCTTCGTCTGTTTTCGACGGACCATTAGTCGATGAATACTCGGCGTTATTACCACCTGTAGTATCCATCTTACGCTTCTTTGCGTTCTTTGCAAGTTGACCATCACCAGTTTGTGTATAGTCAACAGATAGAAAATCTTTAAAACCTACTGCCATTAGTTTCTTCCCGGTTTGTCCCATCCCTTTAATATATCGGGTGAAAAGTTGTTGTATGAAAATTCCATACGATCAACAATTTTCACTGCATCACCACCAAGTTTATCAATAGCGACATAGCCTTCGGCTCCTGTCACCTTATAACCATTACGTGTTTTTACAAATGTTTTAATTTTGTTTAATTTATTAAGAGTATTTATAAGTTTTAATTTTGCCAAAACTATCACTTTTTGTAAATCAAACATCTTTTTAAGTGATTGTTTGTTTCCCGTAGAGAAAAACTCTAGAATTGCATCTAGTTTTTTCTGCTGTGCAGATTTGCCTTTTTCAGTACTACGCTTATCTATCTCTTTTTGATATCGCTGTTTAATCCAACCAATGAGGCCGGATACGTGTCGTCCTGTGTCTCCAATAACTTGTCCTTTTCGTACGAAGGAGTTATTATAGGTTTCAATGAGGCGCGATAGCTCTGGCGAGCTTTCAAGTTTTCTGAGAGTTGTTCCTGAGATTTGGTTAAAGAGTTTACCAGCTTGCGAAAGATATTCATTGACTTCCTCTGTGTCCTTTTTATTCATAGTAACGTTTGTCAAATCACGTAGCATAGCATCCTGAGACCATACGTTTTTTGATTTCTTGAATTTGCTTACATCAACTCCATACGAAGCTCGCATTGATTCGAATGTGTTTCCTTTATAAGTTGTATGCCATACAATACCAATCTTTGCAGATTTAATAGCTTTAGCTGCTGCTGATTTTGATGGTACTGCATATACAATAGTATTCGGATGAAATGTTAGATATTCTTCACCTTTGATTTTAGCTTTACTTAGATCACCTGGTCCATATAGAAAGTCACCTTGAACTACACCTTTGATGCCTAACGACGGCAGCTCTCTCAAAGCCGCTTTAAGCTTGTCAGCAAGATCACCACTTGCATCGGCGTCGACGTCAGCAGGCGTCTTATAGACTTTAGGATTTTTATTAAAGATACCTTTTTTAGCAACAAAGAACTTTCCATCAGTAGGATCAATGCCTGCAAATATTGCTGGTGCACCGTCCCACTTTACAGAGACACTACCTTCGTGCTCACCTTTTAGCATATCTCTTAATTCACGTAAAGCCATGATAGCTTGACGTGTTCCATTTACTCCACCATAAATGACTTTATCTTCGATATGAGTCATATGTGTGTTTTTATTTTCAGTTATGTGCGTTTTAAAGTTTTCCATGTAACCCTTATACACTATTGCTTTTTGTTTGTACACAGTTAATTTTCATTTTAATCATTATCTACTAATAAAATGTCAAATGCGGCTGTGATGCGTTTGTTGTTTGAACGATTTACGATTCGTATTTCAATGTCAGTTTTTTCATCAAACACGAGTGGTGCACCGAATGTATACTGGTATTGCCCACCACGTAATTGTATTTCAAAAGCGTGTTGAATTCTAAACGCATCTTGATCAAACACTCTTTTTACCACTGATCCACTGGCATCCGTATCACTACTGCCTGTACAGGCTAGATGCACTAAATAACCTGTTTTACCTGCTGGAACTGTATACACAGCCATCAGTGTTTGTCCATATCCTGCTGTGATTCTACCAACCGTAGTTCCACCTGCTGCACCTGCTTCAATATCAATATCACCAGCATTAGTTGTTCCTGCATCAGATATAAAAGCACGATTTATTCTTGTAAAAAGTTGACTTCCTACTTGATCAGCGCCCGTTATAGTAATATCTTCTTCGGCAAACTCATAGTTATCATCCAATCCTTGAACAGTAACCACGAATCCATTATCTGCAACATTGTTACGTTCTATATTTACAACACTGCCCGATCCTAATGCGTCCCAAGGATAAAGCGTATCATCAACATCCCACACTGTTGCTGTACCGGCAGCCATTGATGGAGCAGCGCCGAACTTATGATTAAATTGATATCCTGTAATAAGACCTTGTTGAACTTCAAGATAGAACGGTTTGTTAGATCCCGCTGGGGTCGATCCAGTTATAATAGCATCAACTGGAAAACGATTGTCAGTGGTCACAACAAGCCCATTTTTATTGGCAATCATCATTACCTCATACAACTCATCGTTCATTAGTTGAGTGCGATTTTTACGTGTATGAAATTGTACCATTAGGCTGCCTCAATTTTTAAATAAACAGAAGAATCTTCTGTCTTAGATCCTGCCATATTTACTAGATATGAAACAAAATCACTTTGTTGTTTTTTACTTGAAGTGTTGACATTGTATATTACTTCAGTAGCTGCTAAGTTAGCATGTATCCTATCAACCGTTGCAGTTTGCATTTCTATCCAGAAATCATCCCATGATACATCTTTATGTATACTGCTTACCTTTTTCCATAACTCTTTTGCTGACCTTTGATCTTTTCCTCGCATCATCTTTTGAGCTCTTGATTTCAAATCAGCATTACTTGAAAGCTTTTTCTTTAAAAACATTTGAGATGCATACATAATAGCTGCGTAACCTGCCCGACCACCACGTGCACCCTTACCTTGTATTTCTACATTGAGTGCACCCATAGCACTCGGAGCTCTCACATCCATACGTCGAGTGGCGTCAAAGTAGATATAACCGCCTTTAAATGTCCAGTAAGATGCTCCACGTCTGTCTGATTTAAGAATAGAACGTGTGTACTTATGGACACCCATTTCAGCAGTTTCTAAATTATATTCTGAATGCTTTGCTCGTTTCTTCAAACTATTAATTTGTTTAAGCGATATACCAATAATCTGCCTTTTTTGATACGCGTCTTTGAGCGAAGTATTTAATGCTCCTACACTTGTCGTATCTAAAAGCTGATTTACATTTAGACCTTTCTTAACCGCCCAGATATCACCAGGGTTCCATTTATCATCATTAAGTGGAGGTTTTCCATCTTTTTTGAATGCCATACGTTTTGATTTGTATATGTCATTCATTACTTTTGAGCCACGATGGAATACATGATTCCTATTTACAAATTTCTTTTTGATTAGATACTCAGCAGTTATGTAAGCCGAATAATGCCATTCAATATCAGCACTCATCATTTCCTTAAATGACTTATCTGTTTCAATATTTTTATAATAACTCTTAAGTGTTTCTGGTGTGAAGTGCGAAAACTTTTTACCTGATGGTTCACCAAGCATAGCAGCCAAATACAAACATTGCAGAGATTCACCTTTAGCTGTTATTCCAGTAGCACCCGCGCCTTGACCTTTACCACCAAATAATGGTGATTTTCCAATCTGATTGGAGACTACAGATTTACCATCTTTTAGCTGTAATTCAAATCCAGGGTCTGTACCATTTACAAAGTCTTCAATGGCTTGCATATTTTTAGTACTATTACGAATCTCAAGATCCTTGCCATTTATATCAGCAACAGGATCTCCGGATTTTATAGCCAACTTTAACGCGTTGGGCCTTTGGTTACCGTATTTTAACCATTCAGCCCGTGTCATTTTAGAAAACATAGGAATACCTTAGATTATTTATTCCTATTTATATAAAAAAAGAGGGGCTATGTAAACCCTCAGATACGTCTAATGTAAGCTTTTTGTCCACGTTTTTCAGCTTTGTATTGATATTTTTCAAAGCCACTGTCAATAAGATCCTTATTCATATTCTCTACTATCTTAGCAACATGAATAAAATCTTCTTTTTCCTCAATGATGCCTAATAGATCCGGATCATCTTTGTCAGTTATCAGTCTCATTGTCACTATCCTTCATCTCACGCAATTTGCGTAGTATCCAATCATGATATCGCTCTTGCTTCTCAGTCATCTTTTTTCTCTAACATGTGCTGTCTAATATCAATGACGTTTTCCTTCTCAATCATATCTATAATCAAGTTAGTAATGTCAATATCTTTTTTGATAAAGAACATCTTTTCTTTTAGCTTTTCAAGTTCTTTCTGGTAGAACTCGAGTTCTTTCTCTTTCCGAACCCGAGTCTCCAGAACATCAGCTAGCATTATGATTTTAGGCGGTGTTGACATTTTTCCACCTTTTTAATAGTTCTTTTTGAGCCCAAATTTTAGTCGACTCATTTAATCCTGAATGTCCAAAATGATAAGAAGTATCTTTTATAACATCTTTCATAAGATCTTCAGCTTGCTTTCTAATTTTCCAATACGTGTCATAACAGGAAACACATGTTTCTCTTATCCAATCATCCATAGCGTTAGGGTCATTTACATTAGGTGCTTCGTGATGGCAATCAGAACATAATAACCTATAGTTAGATGGAATATCTGCACCACCTAAAGATTTTGGTATGACATGGCATCTTTCCGTTTCTCTTTCATAACCACATCTCCAACATCTACTAGACATTTCAGCTGCATCGACTCCATAACCACATTCATTAATGTTAGACATTCCCCATTCAACTATTTGTTTTTTCGTAGTTTTCATGGTAATACCTATGAAGCCGTTGCGTATTCAACCGCCTTATTGGCTGCTTGGATTTTACGAGATTGATTATATCCAAACCATTGGTTTTGCAAGCGTGACTCTGAACTACGACCTTGAATGTGGTCAGTCATATATGTGACGGAGTTGAATGCCTGCCACCATGTACCTTGACCAAACTCAGCACCTGGTTGAGTCTCAAGGACCTCATAACACTGTCGTGCTGTACGAGATAGATCTTCAAAATTGTGAAGCTCACGCTTTTCGCGATGTGGAAATACATCATTATAATACTGAAGCAATGACTCAACAGAGAACTTACGAGAAGACAAGAATTCTGCCATTTCTTTATACTGAGCAAACTTTTCTGAGGCAAGACCCATTTGTTCTTTAACCATATCAGCATTGAATGTAGAACGATGGCCGACTTTAACAAAGTTCTTAGATGCAGACTGTAATGAGAATGTCAAAGTGTTATTGCATACAACTCGAATTGGCGTGAATCGTACATCGATGGCTTTTCCGTACTGATGAGGATTGCTAAACAAAAGATAGCTATCTACTTGATCATCACCAAGAATTGAAAAAGACTCTTTGACTTTAGCGAGTGCAAAAACATTTTTACCTTCCTTTAATGAACCAGCAACTTCCATTTCCATATCACCAGCAAGTACAAATTCTGAAAAGAACTGAAATGCTTCTGAGTTTTGAACCGGATTCCAGTCATCACCTACCATATCAAGAATGTTACCATCGGATTTACGAATCAAAGCTTTCTTACCTGGAACTTCTACACCAGATGCTGTAAAGACTGCTTCTTTATCAACTTCCCAGTCAAGCCCTGCCTTGATCATCATTTGTTCAGGTGTCAAGTCATTCGAAACTTCTACACCAAGTCCATGCCAAGGCTTATCGCCTGCATATGCTAGTTGAGCTTGACCGTTAATAATTTCTACTTCGTGTGCCATGATTATACCTCTACCATTTCAATTTTAGCGAATTTATTTGTATTGCGTAGTTGTTTAAAGAACTTATCAGCATGGGCATAACCCAAGCCGGTTGCAAATTCAACGAGCTGATAATAACCGCCTTTAAAAGTGTAGGCGTTAATAGTCCAAGATGTATCTTTCATAGTATTCTCCATTTGATAGGTATACTATACCATATTACATATCGGATGTACACAGTTAATTGCGCTATTTTGCAATTAATTTGCGTTTATTTGCAAGTTTTTTCCAGGTAGTCCAAGCTTCGTCAATTTCATACCGGTACATGACATTCCATTGTTTAGATAAAGATGACCAGTGTCTAATGACTTTAGTTCCTCTTTCGCTTTCCTCAAGTCTTAGCCATGTACCTGGTTTGTCTGGATCTCCAAACTTAAGTTCTTCTAGTATTTTGTATTCAAGCTGCGCAAACATTAAACCACTCCGGAACGTCACGCTTAGTCCATATCATTTTAAAACGATCCTGTTTAGTTTGATAGTATTCTTGGTAAGAACGTACGGGATCGCCTTCATGCATACACTGTGGCTCGTGTTGCATGGCAAGAGGGAAGTCTGTGTATAGGTTAGACCATTTGATTCCGCTAGGTGGTTTACGTAATACATTACGCAGTTTAGTGTCTGTAGCGTGAACTTTTCCATAGCGGTAGGTGTACTCATCGCACAATGCTATGAAGTGTTTGTAATGCCATTCGTAATTGGCATTTGTCTGCATGGTCCATACAGTACATGGATGCCCATGATGTACAGCACTATACAGATAAGCTTCTAGTTCTGGTTCTGGATAAACCCAATAGTTAATCATACGTTTACCAGACTTAGACGGACGCTTCTCTTGATAGCCATCTAACATGCGGTGAGCAGTCGATAGCATCTGTGCCGACTCTACAATCATTTTTACTACATGCTTATCGCACTGTAGTTGAGCTGCTTCTACGGGGTCTTTCGACAGGATAAAAATATTCATACTGTCATACTACACCAATTAAATTGGAATGTACACAGTTAATTTGTAATTTTTTAGTCGTAGCCTAAAACTGCCACATCAGCCAACTCATCATCTAACATTTCAGCTTCTCGTATAGCCCATGCCTCACTAAATCCTGGCTCATGTACAACTGCTTCGTGATTGCCCCATATTCTTTTCATGTAACTGTCGTAAATGCCTTCTACTTCTTTATCATGCCAGCTGCGTGGAATGAGTTGTCCTTTTATTATCCAGAAAAATCTATTAGCTTCTTTACGAATAAATGGGGAACACATGCATATACTCCTTTGCTTATGTGGTAAGGATAATGCTACTTATAAAATGTTAGTGTTAACATATTCAAAAAATAACTTTATTTGTCGTTTAACGGATTGTCAAGAGCTTCTTGTAATTTTTCATGGATATCAGTATCAAGTTGTCTCATATCTGCATCAATACGATCTTCAGTTTCTCTCATAGTATTGCGTACATCTTTTTCTGATTCCCGAATCAGAGCTTCTACTTCTCTTATCGATTCAGTCACATCTTTGCGTACTTGATTCATTTCGTCGCGAATAGTTTCTAAATGAGTTTCAATAGCATTTTGAGACTCTTTTACTCTATCTTCGGATGCATCAGTCTTATCTTCAAGTCTTTCAACCAATTGTTCCATTTCCATTACATCGGCTCTTAAATCAGATTTGATGTCACGTGTATATTCAATTGCTTCTTCAATACGAATCATTTGGTTATCCATTGTTAGAATAACTTTTTCGTTCTCTGCAGCAATTGCATCTACGTCAATGTTT